TAGTAGTAACATTAAGAGAGTTTAGTGTAGCGTCTGACCCGCTAACTATCAGTTTTTTCCAGTTTGGCATATCTTTACAATTACGGTTGGTTACTCAAAGAGCCCACTTCCTCTTACGAGGCCTATAATAGCTTTATATATAAATAGTAAAAGGGAACGTTAAGCTCCCTTTTTATTTTCTAATTGTTCTAAGGCGTTTGTTAACTTCAACCACACCTGATAGAAATGTTCAAATTCTTCTCCTGTATAAGTAGCAATTCTCATCTTACTTAACAGAAATTTTAAGTCTTTAGCAGTAAGCTGCTGGTCGTCTTTCTTCTTTTGAATTACATTTAATATGCCCATATAACATTTTTTTAATTAATAACTATTAAGAGTAAATAAAGATATCGCCGTTAGCAGCAATTCTTATATTACCATTTTTTACATATGAACCAGATACTGCTCCTGTGTGATTACTATTATTTTCATCTATAATAGCTGCAACGTATGCGTTAGTATTCGCTGTAGTAGCGTCTTGAGCTACAGAAGCATTGAATCCCCATCTATCTACACCTGAATCAGTTTCATAAATATATCCAACACCAGTACCTGAACCTTCATCTATAATTATACCACCTTCTGAAGCTGCCCCAGACGAACCAGAAGCAAGTAGTATAAATTTATCTTCTACTAATAAATTTGTAGTTGCTACTGTTGTTGTTGTACCGTTAACTGTTAAATCTCCAGTTACAGTTAAGTCTTGTGCGATAGTAATACTATCTGTTAATTTAGACCCATCAACTGTATTAGCTCCAATTGTTGCTACACCACCTGCAGTTATAGTTATATCACCACTAACAGTACTGAATACAGAACTGCTAATAAATGGCATCATAGAACCTGAGTCAACAGTTAAAGCATTGCTAATAATAGTTATACCTGAACCAGCAACGTTAGAGTTTAACATTGTACCTTCTACAGCATTAGCTTGAATAGTAGAAACACCAGCTGCTGTAACGTTTACGTCACCTGATATAGTACTTAATATAGAACCTGTAGCAGAATTCGATATGGTAGAAGCACCGGCTGCATTAACATTAACATCTCCTGCAATAGTATCTATAATAGAACCAGATAAAATAGCAAAAGTTAAACTTTTTTCTGTACCAGAATCTGAATAAACAATTTTATCACCAGCTACGATTTCTGACCCACCACTTAATGCGTCAATATCAAGTCCAGTTCCAGTTAATCCTGAACCATCCCCTACGAATGAACCTGTAAATGAACCTGTAATACTTGAACCAGCAACTGTACCGCTGTTAGTAAAGTTTGTTACACCTGTTAACGATGTGCCATCGAAAGTAATAGCACTATTTTCTATCAGACCGTTAGTCCCTCCGACAAGAAGCCTGTTATCTGTTAAGTTAGAAGCTGTAATCGAAGCTAAATGTGCGCCTGATCCGCTAACTATAATCTTTTTCCAATTTGCCATGATATATTGTTATATTTAAATTATATAAGTCGTGTATTAATAAATATGTATAAATTATTTAAAACCTAAGAAATAATCATCTGAAGAAGAATAGAACATTCCTCCAGAAATAGCTGTTGGAGTTACGTCTTTTTCTTTAAGTTTAAAAGTACCTGCTTTAGTAACTGAAATTTCTGTTTCACCTGCTACATTTACATTAAATTCATTAGTATCACCGTCTAAATTTACATCAAAAGAGCCAGATTGATTACTAAAAGATCCTGTGTTACCAAATGAACCTGTATTTTCGAAAGATCCGGTAAATTTATTTATTCCTTCTAAAGCTTGTATATCTATACTACCTGATATTCTCAAGGAACCGGTTAGTACTCTTGCACTAGTTAAATCTCCATCTATTTGTTTCCAGTGTATTAATGCCATTATACTGTTTGTACTTTACCGGTTAATATTAGTTGGTCTCCGCTATCTATTCCATAGAACGTACTTGTTGGGTCTATAGTAACTATAAGGTCATTACCCGATTGAGCTATAGTATAGTGTTGAGTTGGTACAAAAGTACCGTTTATATATACCATATGTCTTTCAACTCCTGGAGAAAATCCTGTTGGAGCTGATACGAACTGAGTATTACTAAATGTAGCCTGGTTATTAGATATAGAATTAGCTATAAAAGTATTATTAGTATTTAAATAAGCTATTTCTGCTGTAGTTAAAGAAGATTTTGGAGGTTGACCTCCTCCATCTTTATCTATAAACCTAACTGTAGTATCAGCTTGTGAAGTACCGGCTTTTGCAGTTAGTTCTTCTAAAGTACCTGCTGTTTCTAATTGAAACTTTACTGCACTCTTTGAATAATACTTATTCATACCAGATATTTGAGCTTGTATACTATCAGGTACTACATATCCGTACATAGTAATATTAAAATTAGTCTTAACAGCTCTATCTTGTCCTTGAGATAACTCAGTAGTTGTAGTATAACTATCAATTTTAGCTCTAAAATTAAACCTATCTATATCTCCCCAGTAAGAATCAGAAGCATAGTTTATAGCTTCTATAATTTTATTCATTTGTTCAATGTAATCTGTAAAAATAATACAAGAATAAGATAAAGTTACGTAATCAGGTATGATTACTCCATACAATTCATCTACTTTACTTCTATTAGTTAAAACACTGAATCTATCGTATACATTCTTCTTACTAAACTTCTTTTTAAACACTCCATAAGTTAAAGGATTGTTAGGGTCTACTTTATTACCTAAACCTCTATTTTTTTCTACACTATCTCTTTTGAACATTATAAGAGGAGCTTGTATCTTACCGTTTTTATCTCGGTAAAACCCATCTTTCTGTACAGATTTCCATCTTTCAGGAGAACCATATATAATTGGAACGTTCTTACGAGAGCCATTCTGAATTACTGAAGGTTTAATTACGTTATTAAAGTAATAAACTATAGTTTCATCTATATCTCTTAAACCTATATGTAATCTTTTAGTATTATCATTTTTTACCGAACGTTGTAACTCTCTTCTCTTCGGATCTAAAGAAACAGGTTTTTGCCCAGTAGCTTTTTTCTCTATTTGCTTTTTAGAGAGATCTTTTTGTGATTTTGGTATTGGTTTAAAGTTATTTGCCATAATTATAAGCCTTGTCTAGCTATTCCTACTCTATCAGCTCTAGTTAAGTGAGTATCTAATATTAAAGAAATAGATGCTCCATAACCGGCTGTTCTTTCTACGTTATATTTATTATCTCTTCCATAAAATAGCTGATTTTCACGTACAGTATCTACTTCGTAGTAATCTTCATGCCACATTAGTATATCTCCTACTTCAGGAACTAGGTTTATATCTTCTAAATCCTGTTTTAAAAGTGCAAAAGAAGCTTCTCTACCAAGATCAGGACCAAACTCATCTATATCTATAACTTGATCACCTCTTGTTATTAAGCAATTCAGTTTTACGGGTTCTAAAAATGTTTTTTGTAGAGCTTCTCCATAAATATTAGTATCAGTGTCAGATAAACTGAGTTTATATATTAAAACTTCTTGTTCTACTACATCTTTTAATAGTTCCCTATTAATATTTACTAATAAATTAAAATCTCTATTACTTCCAAATATCATTACTTCTCTAAAATTGTTTCTTTTGCTATTTCTATTTTAATAATATTAGGATACTTACTAGAAGCATTACTTTTAAATGATTCAAATGCTTCTTCTCCTGTTTTTTGAGTAATTAACTTTATTTTAAAAGTCATCATACTCATTTCTACTGCTGAACCTGCATTAGTTACTGTTGTAACACCTGGTAACGCTCTTAAAAGCTCAGCCAAGTCTTCACTTTCACCTTCTTTATAAAGGACTCTAATCATTCCTTCATAAGTTCTGAATTGTATCTGTTCTATTATAGTTAATAATTTCATTATCCTATATGTATAGTCATTGGAACTTGAGATAATGTTTGTCTTAAGAAATCTGCTTCATTTGCTTGTGCTTCCATTTGCTGACCTCTAGATGTTTCATTAAGCATTTCTCTCAAATTAGTTATCAATGCTTCTTTTTCAGTTCTTGCGTCTGCTAATAAATCAGCTTGATTTAAAGTCGCTTCAGCTCCTGGTACCGGTACTGTTTGGTACTTTCCTCTAATATATCCTAATAATTCTTTTGATAATGCTAGTGCATATTTGAAAATCCACTGTCTTCCTACGCTGTTTATATGAGCATATGTAGGATTAGAGTAAGGAACTTCAGATATAGTTGTTATTAGGTTATTAGCATTATTAAAATTGATAGCAGATTTATCACTTTTCTTGTAATATTCGAATATTAAACTACCGCTAATGTTAGGTACTGGGAATAATTTTAATTGATTGTTAACTAATTCAAAGCTAAAAGTTGATTTTCTAATTTGATCATTAAATTCTATAGCTTGCATTTTTAATACGTCGTAAGATGCAGGCATTAATAAGAAGTTGACCCCTGGGCTAAACTGTCCAAATCCAAATGTATCCATTAATGACTGTACTCCTGCTCCAGTTCCTGCATAAGGATCAAAATACCTTACAATAGCAGGAGGTGCTTCATAAAATATTCTTCTTATTTCAATACCTCCTGTTATTCCTTCTGCTGTAGCCCATGCATCTAAATCATAATTTTGTATTGAACTTGTAAGAGCTAAAGAACCTGAGTATTTAGTAACATTTCCTCCTACTACTGCTTCAGTACCGTAGTTTTTAGCAATTTGTACAAATCTATCTATATTTGGTTCTATAAGTTGATTATTTACTGAACTACCTGTTGATGCTCCTTCTAAGTTTAAGTAATTTTCTCTAATCTTGTATTGAAATACTTCATTACCGTAAGTAGTTACAGCTTCTTCAAAACAAGCATAAAAAGAACCTGATTGTAGTTCTACATCCATCAAAGGGTATCCTAACCTTTGTGCACAAAATTTTGCTACTTTGTCAGCATCAGCTTGAAAGTCTGTGTCTGAATCATAGAATCCGAAAGGGGTTTGTCCGCTACCAAATGTAGAAGACCCTGCCCATATTGATACGTTACTCATAATTACGGTTTATTTATAAATAGTAACTAATCTCTGAAGGTTTTATATACTTCTAGGATTGGTGCTACTATATTATGTCTGTGATTAAATAAAAGAGTGTGTGTTTTAAATCCTTCTACTTTTTCTTCTATTCGAGATAAGAAAGAAAATCCAGTTTCTCTTTTATCTTTTAAATCTATTTGAGCCATATCTCCACAAATAGCTAATTTAGATCCTTTACCTAACCTACCTATTATTGTTTCCATTTGAGTATGGGTAACGTTTTGTGCTTCATCAACAATTACAAAACTATCTACAAAAGTTCTTCCTCTCATAAAAGCAAATGGTACTATTTCAATATTACCTTTTTCTACTTCTTTATCAACCTTATCTTTATTATACAGCATGTATAAGTTATGATAGATAGGGGCTAACCAAGGGTCCATCTTCTCTCTAATATCTCCTGGTAAAAATCCTAT